CGGGGAGCAATTACGCGAGGCGCAGCGCGCCAGCGCCGCGCTCTCCGCCGATCTCGCCAGCCGCGATCGGACCATCGCCCGCCTCAATCGCGAGGCGCAGGCGAACAGCAAACGCGAGGCGGCGCTGCGTCAGCAGCAGAGTCAGGCCAGTCGTCTCGCCCTCAACCGTGAAGCGCATATAGCGAGGGAAACCGATGAAAACCAGGCGTTACGCGAGTGGTCTGCTGCCGCTCTGCCTGACGATCTTATCCGGCTGCACAGCCGTCCCGCCTTCGACAACGCCCGCGACTATCTGGGCTGGCTGTCCGCGCGTGAACAGCTGTCCAGTGCCGGGCAACAGCCTGCAGACGCAGGGCGATCTGGCGGCAGATAACCGTCAGCTAGAGGCTGCGCTCGCGTCTTGCGGGCTGCAGATTGAAACCATTAAAGCGTGTCAGGAGCAACAGGATGCAGAAACCTCAACAGCTACGCGCGGCGCTGAGCCGCAGCGTGCCGCTGCTACAGCAAAACCCGGAGCGGCTGACCATGACGATCGCCGCCGGAACGGTGGTGGCGACCAGCGCGCCGTCGCTCTCTTTTGAATATCGCTACCGGCTGGAATTAACCCTCGCCGAGGTTGAGCAGGATATCGAGGCGGTCATCGTGCCGCTGCTCGCCTGGCTGCGGGATAACCAGCCGGAGATGCTGGGCAACGCCGAGAAACGACGCAGCGATTTCACCTTCACCGTTGACGCTGCCGGCGCGCTCAGCATCGGCCTGCAGCTGACCGAGCGCGTGCTGGTCACGCAGCAGGAGAGCGCGCTGCAGGTCACCTTTCCCGGCGAGCCGACGCCGCCCGCGAACGATAACGCGCCGCTGCAGCTCTGGGTACAGGGCGCGCTGGTCAGCGAGTGGCAGCGCTAAAGCTGTTCTGTAATCTCTCAGCGGTCGGCGTCGCGTTGCTGGCCGCATGCACCGGAGGTAACACTAGCGACATGAACGAACATATCAGCGAAATCCTGCGCCTGCTGCGCAACCTTATCCGCATCGGCACCGTCTCGGCGGTGGATCCGCAGAGCGGGCGCTGCCGCGTCCGCAGCGGCGACAATGAAACCGGCTGGCTGCCGTGGCTCAGCGCCCGCGCCGGACGCTCTCGCGCCTGGAGCGCGCCCTCGATCGGCGAGCAGGTGCTGCTGCTGAGCCTGGGCGGCGAGCTGAATACCGGCTTTATTCTGCCGGGCATCTTCTCCGACAGCTATCCTGCGCCTTCCGCCTCGTCTGATGCGCTGCACTGGGCGTTTCCCGACGGCGCGGTTATTGAGTACGAACCGCAGAACGGCGCGCTCAGGGCGAGCGGCATTCAGACCGCGCGCCTCCAGGCGGCGACCAGCATCCTGCTCGACGCGCCGCTGGTGGAGTGCAGCGCAAAGCTGAAAACCGCCACGCTGGAGCTGACCGGCGGCGGCACGCTGCAGGGCAACGTCACCCACAGCGGCGGCAGCCTGAGTTCTAACGGCATCGTGGTGGACCTCCATCAGCATGGCGGCGTGAAGTCGGGCGGCGATCTGTCGGGAGGACCGCAGTAATGGCTGAAAAATATATCGGGATGAGCCGCGACAGCGGTGCCGCGCTGGCGGATCTAGAGCATATCCGCCAGTCGGTGCGCGATATTTTGACCACGCCGCTCGGCTCCAGAGTCATGCGGCGCCGCTACGGCTCGCTGCTGTCGGCGCTGATCGACCAGCCGCAAAACCCGGCGCTGCGCCTGCAAATCATGTCCGCCTGCTATATGGCGCTGTTGCAGTGGGAGCCGCGCATTCAGCTGAGCGCTATCAGCTATGAGTCGTCGTACGACGGCGGCATGACGGTCGAGCTGACCGGCAGCCACAGCGATACGGCGCAAGTATTTTCCCTGACCATTCCCGTGAGCTGAACCTATGGCAACCATTGACCTGAGCCAGCTGCCTGCGCCCGACGTGGTGGAGGCGCTGGATTATGAAACCCTGCTGGCCGAGCGCAAGGCGACGCTGATTTCTCTCTATCCGGCCGAGCAGCAGGCGGCTATAACCCGCACGCTGGCGCTGGAGTCGGAGCCGCTGGTGAAGCTGCTGCAGGAGAACGCCTACCGCGAGCTGATTCTGCGCCAGCGCGTCAACGAGGCGGCGAAAGCCAATATGGTCGCCTGGGCGACCGGCGCCGATCTCGACCAGCTGGGCGCCAACAACGGCGTGACCCGGCTGACGCTGAGGGCGGCGGACAACAGCACGCTGCCGCCGACCGCGGCGGTGATGGAGAGCGACGACAACTTCCGCATGCGCATCGCCGCCGCGTTCGAAGGGCTGAGCGTGGCGGGGCCGAGCGGCGCCTACGAGTATCACGCCAAAAGCGCCGATGGGCGCATAGCGGACGTTTCCGCCACCAGCCCGGCGCCGGCGGAGGTGGCGATCACCGTGCTGAGCCGCGAGGGCGACGGCACCGCGTCTGCCGATCTGCTGGCGATCGTGGCCAACGCGCTCAACGATGAGGATGTGCGTCCGGTGGCCGATCGCGTTCGGGTGCAGGCGGCCGCTATCGTCAGCTACCGCGTCGACGCGACGCTGTTTCTCTATCCCGGCCCGGAAGCGGAGCCGATCCGCGCCGCCGCCGAGGCGAAGCTGCTCGCCTTTATCAACGCGCAGTCGCGGCTGGGGCGCGATATCCGCCAGTCGGCGCTCTACGCCGCGCTGCATGTGGAAGGCGTGCAGCGCGTCGAGCTGGCGCAGCCGACGGCCGATGTGGTGCTGGATAAAACCCAGGCCGCCTGGTGCAGCGGCTACAGCATCAGGGTAGGAGGTTCCGATGAGTGATCGGCTGCTGCCGACCGGCTCCTCGCCGCTCGAGGTCGCCGCCGCTCAGGCGTGCGCCGATATCGAGGCGATGCCGGTGCCGCTGCGCCAGCTATGGAACGCGCAGACCTGTCCGGTGGCGCTGCTGCCTTATCTCGCCTGGGCCTGGTCGGTTGACCGCTGGGACGCCGGGTGGAACGAGGCGACCAAACGCAACGTCGTGGCCGCCTCGGAGTACGTGCACCGACATAAAGGCACCATCGGTTCGCTGCGGCGCATCGTCGAGCCGCTCGGCTATCTGATCCGCATTATCGAGTGGTGGAAAACCGGCGACGCGCCGGGCACCTTTCGCCTCGACGTCGGCGTGCTCGATACCGGCATTACCGAGGAGATGTACAACGAGCTGGAGCGGCTGATCGCCGATGCGAAGCCGTGCAGTCGGCATCTGATCGGTCTTTCGATCAATCTCGATTCAAGCGGAACGCTGCCGGTAGCGGCCGCCAGCTACAGCGGCGACGAGCTAACGGTTTACCCCTACACCCCTGAAATCATCACCGTGAACGGGCCTGGCTACACCGGCTCAGCGGTACATTTAATTGACCTGACGGAAGTGCGCACATGACAACGAAATATTATGCCCTGCTGACCAATCAGGGCGCGGCCAGGCTGGCGAACGCCACGGCGCTCGGCACTAAGCTGCAGATCACCGAAATGGCGGTAGGCGACGGCGGCGGCGCGCTGCCGACGCCGGATGCCTCGCAGACGAAACTTATCGGCGAGAAACGGCGCGCGGCGCTGAATTCGCTAAGCGTCGATGCGGCCAACAGCAGCCAGATTATCGCCGAGCAGATTATCCCCGAGAACGAAGGCGGCTTCTGGATCCGCGAAATCGGCCTGTTCGACGCCGACGGCGTGATGATTGCCGTCGCCAACTGCGCCGAGACCTATAAGCCGCAGCTGCAGGAGGGGAGCGGCCGCACGCAGACGGTGCGCATGATTATCATCGTCAACAGCGTCGCGTCAGTGACGCTGAAGATCGACCCGTCGGTGGTGCTGGCGACGCGTAAATATGTAGATGATGGGGTGATCGAGGTGAAAGCTTATGCGGATGACTTGATGGCAAAACATAATGCCGCAGCTGATCCGCACAAGCAGTATGCGCCAAAAGAGAACCCGATTTTTACCGGTGCGCCAAAAGCGCCGACGCCCGTTACAGGCAACAGCTCTACGCTGATTGCTACCACGGCTTTTGTGCAGGCGGCCATTGCGCAGCTGGTTGCGTCTTCCCCGGCGGCACTGGACACGTTAAACGAACTGGCTGCGGCACTTGGCAACGATCCGAACTTCGCTACCACGATCGCTAATCAGCTGGGGCAGAAGGCTAATATCAGTGGCAACTCAAATAACAATTTTTTTGTTCGAAATAGTGGCGATCCTACAGCCGCCGTCAACAACCAACGTCTGGATTACATGCTGGGCAATTATGCCTACAAAGGCGGTGATGTAAATCAGGGCTTTGCAGTAGCCGCAGGAACTACTGCTAATAGCGCCGTCGCTTACGGTCAGTTTCAATCAGGTAGCAACGGAAATGGGGCGTGGATAAAACTGCCAGGTGGTGGGATGTGGTGTCGCGCAAACTTTACCGTTGCGGCAAATAGCTCCTTCACATGGACATTTCCGATGGCGTTTTACACTACGCCTGGCCTATACGCCTCGACCTTAAACGGCGCGCCCAACGTATGGTTTAGCGGCGCGGCATCCAATGCTGCCACTCTCTACAATGGTAACGGGGCGGCAGTTAACGTTAACTTTCTGGCAATTTTATAATGAATACTGAAACTCAGAATTTACCGGCTTCGGCAGGTGAAAATACAGCTTTTTTACTTCGCTATTTCGTTTCACTGAACAATGAAAACTACATAAATGCGATGTTCGTTGCTTTCAGCCAAAAGGATGCGGAAAGGTATATTTCACAACGTTACGAAGAGCTGACGCAGGATAAATTTGAATCCATAGGACCAGATTGCCTGCTTATCAATGGCGAGGTGATAAAGGGGCCGCCTATGAAACCGGTCTTTGATATAGAGGCAAGACAGGCAATTCTTAGTTCACGCCTGAGGAATGTGTCAGAAAAAATTCAGACGCTGTCAGACGCGATTGAATTAGGCATGGCACTGGATGGTGACACCGAAATTCTGAGAGCCTGGAAGAAATACCGTGTCCAGTTGAGCCAGCTTGATGCCTCAATCCCTCTAGCGGAATGGCCCGCTGTGCCCACTAATGGTGAGACTGCATAAACGAAGCCCCGATAACGGGGCTTTATTTTGCCTCGTGTTCACTCATCCCTCAGCAAACTCTAACCGCATGATTTCTCTCACCTGACCTGACAATCTGAGCGCACCCTCAACACGGAGTGCATCAGATGTCTGATTATCATCACGGTGTACGCGTTGTCGAAATCAATGACGGCACGCGCACCATTTCTACCGTATCCACCGCCGTAGTCGGCCTGGTCTGCACCGCAGCCGACGCAGACGCCGCGGCTTTCCCGCTTAACACCCCGGTGCTGCTGACCAACGTGCAGGCCGCTATCGCCAAAGCCGGCAGCAAAGGCACGCTGGCGGCATCGCTGCAGGCGATTGCCGACCAGTCGAAACCGGTTACCGTCGTGGTACGCGTTGCCGAAGGCGAGACCCCCGAAGCGACCACCTCCAATATCATCGGCACCACCGACGAAAACGGCCAGTACACCGGCATGAAGGCGCTGCTGACAGCGCAAACGCAGCTCGACGTTAAGCCGCGCATTCTCGGCGTGCCGGGGCTCGATTCGCAGGAAGTGGCGACCGCGCTGGCGAGTATCGCGCAGCAGCTGCGCGCCTTCGCCTATGTGTCAGCCTGGAACTGCAAAACCATCAGCGACGCCATGAATTACCGCAAAAACTTCAGCCAGCGCGAGCTGATGGTGATCTGGCCCGACTTCGTCGCCTGGAACACCGCGACCAACGCTGCCGAAACCGCCTATGCGACGGCGCGTGCGCTGGGCCTGCGCGCCAAAATCGACAACGACACCGGCTGGCATAAAACTCTGTCGAACGTCGGCGTCAACGGCGTCACCGGCATTTCCTCATCGGTCTTCTGGGATCTGCAACAGAGCGGCACAGACGCTGACCTGCTTAACGCGGCGGACGTCACCACGCTGATCCGCAAAGACGGCTTCCGCTTCTGGGGCAACCGCACCTGCAGCGACGATCCGCTTTTTCAGTTCGAGAACTACACCCGCACCGCGCAGGTGCTGGCTGACACCATGGCTGAAGCGCACATGTGGGCGGTAGACAAACCGCTGACGCCGGTTCTGGTGCGCGAGATCATCGCGGGCATCAACGCTAAATTCCGCGAGCTGGTCAGCGCTGGCTATCTGCTGGGCGCATCCGCCTGGTATGACGAAAGCGCCAACGACGCCGCTACCCTGAAGGCGGGCAAATTCTTTATCGACTACGACTACACGCCGGTGCCGCCGCTGGAAGATCTGACGCTGCGCCAGCGCATCACCGACACCTATCTGGCGAACTTCGCCGCATCCGTAAATAGCTAAGGAGCCGGATAAATGGCACTACCCCGCAAACTGAAAGGGTTGAACCTTTTCAATGATTCAAACAGCTATCAGGGCGTTGTCTCTTCCGTCACCCTGCCGAAACTTTCTCGCAAGCTGGACGCCTATCGCGGCGGCGGCATGAACGGCGCCGCCTTTATCGATAACGGTCTGGACGACGACGCGCTCGATATGGAGTGGACCATCGCCGGTATGGACGACCTGGTGCTGACGCAGTGGGGCGGTTCCGCCGTACCGCTGCGCTTCACCGGCTCCTATCAGCGTGACGACACCGGCGAAGAGATCGCGGTAGAGATTGAGGTGCGCGGCCGTCATCAGGCGTTCGACTTCGGCGAAGCCAAACAGGGCGAGGACACCGAAACCAAAATCACCACCAAAAACAGCTACTTCAAGCTCACCTGGAACGGTAAAGCGCTGATTGAGATCGACACCGTCAACATGGTCGAGAAGGTGAACGGCGACGATCGCCTTGCGCAGCGCCGTAAAAATCTCGGCCTGGCTTAACCCTGACGCCAGCGCCCGGCGCTGGCTTTTTCATCTGTATGAGAGAGAAACATGGAACAGCAAGAGAATATCGTTGAGCTGGAAACCCCGCTGAAACGCGGCGATGCGACCATCGCGCAGGTTGAGCTGATTAGGCCGAGCGCCGGCTCGCTGCGCGGCGTGCGCCTCGCCGATCTCGCATCAAGCGACGTCGATGCGCTGCTGACGGTGCTGCCGCGCGTCACGCTGCCTGCGCTGACCAAAGCGGAGTGCAACAGCCTTGACCCGGTGGATCTCATCGCGCTCGGCGGCAAGGTGATTGGTTTTTTGCAAGCGAAGTCGGCAGCGTCGACTGGCCTGGCGGACTGACGGTCAACGATCTGATGGCTGATATCGCCGCCATTTTTCACTGGCCCCTTTCTGATATGAACGATCTGCCGCTGGCCGAGCTGCTCGACTGGCGGCATAAAGCCCTGATCCGCAGCGGAGCAAATACGGATGAGTGAAGACCTCAAACTGCAGGCGCTGCTGAAGGCGGTTAATCAGGCGCTGCGCCCGCTGCAGCGCCTCCAGAACGAAACGCAAAAGGTCGCCGGCGCCATGGCCTATACGCAGCGGAACCTGGCGGTGCTGCAGGCGCAGTCGGCGAAAATCGACGGCTTTCGCGCCGCCAGCCGCCAGCTGAACGACACGCAGCAGCAGCTCAAACAGGCGAAGGCGGAAACGGCTGCGCTGGCGCTGGCGATGCGCGCCAGCGGTCAACCTGCGGAGCAGCAGAGCCGCGGGCTGGAAAAGGCGCGTCAGCGTACCGCCGCGCTGCAGAGCCAGGCGCAGAGCCTGCGTCTGGCCGTGCAGCAGCAGCGAGCAAGCCTGAACGACGCGGGGATCTCCACGCG